TCATAATCAGAACAAGGTTGACAGTTAATATCATAGAAAGCTTCTGGGTCATCATAGAATACTGTAGGATCATCATAAGCTATAGCCGCGGATGGAATCTCGGTTACCGTAGTTTCTAATCCTAGTGATCTTAATAAAGCTAAATAGGATTTCTTTGTTCCTTTGATCTTATAAATGGAAACTAGATAGCTTAGAAATCTCCTATAATCATAATCGTCATCTATGAATCTCTCAATGTCCCCGAGTTGAACTGCAAAGTAATCCAGAAACTTAACATCGGCAGTTAAAGGATTCAGGTTAACTAGAAACTCTTCGATCTTACCATATAGCTCATCGTCCAGTTCTTCCCCAAAGATTTCAAGGTATCTTACTATAAAGCCCTTGCCATTAATATCCTTGTAGGAATCCTCCTGTACAATGTAATCCGATAGTAAGGTTGGTAAGTAATTCTTAAAAACTAACATGCATCGGTATTGGTAGAAGGTGCAGAGTTAACAGTTATTGATAGGTCATCCAATAGGATTCTAAATATCGTGTAATCTGATAACTGAATATTTTTTAAGAACGGGTATACTGTAAACTCCCAGCTGTCACCCGGTGTATAGATTGCGGCATTTAATGTTACACTAAAACTTCCATCGGGTGTAATGTATGGAACTCCTATTGGAACGTTAGCTATGAAAATGTTATTAGCTACCAACCTCATGTTTGCTCCATCATACTCAATCTTATAATCAACCTCATTTACAGATTGAGCAAAGGTTTGATTATCCCAGTCTAGGGTATTGGTTGTTGGAGTGATTGGTCTAGCAAACGGTTTAGTATACATAGCCGTTAGATCAACAAAGTCAACATTGGGTTGATTGTCAATCAAAGCTTGTATATCTGATAACCGGATAGCTCCATTGATTTCTTGGTTCTCAATCAATCCGAACTCTACCAATACATCCTCCACTTGTTCCTTGGTTTCAATAACTGACTTTCTTTTACGGGCAGTTACTGTAGCCTTTAATACTAATCGAGTTTCCCCTGAGCTTAATACTCTTGGAAAGGTTGCTACCATCTTCTTCTCTTCTGCTACAGCCTGAGCAGCTGCAATCAATCCACCAGAAGCAACTCCTCCACCTTGAGGAACAATGTACAGGTCAATGGTTTTACCACAGCAGAAATGAACCTTAGCCTTAGCTACTCCAGATACTGCCTCCATGATGTCCTCGTGATCCTTACGATTAACCATCCTATCCATGGTTCTAATACCATTGATAGCATTGCTTCTGATCGATTCTATATCTTCATAGAAGGCACCCCCTGACGAAGCTAGTAAAGTATTAGCAGAAGTAATCGTTAGACCTCCTGGTAATGCTGAGTTTAGTACTATAGTGTTATCATCAAATCTTCCAGCTCCTACCTTTCCATCGGGTCCTAGTGTAGTTCTGAATTTAACATTTACATTCTGGGCATTTGGTGGAATGATCCCCCTTAAGCCATCCCCCATTACTAAGTAGGCATTACCATCGGACTCAACCTCTACTATATAATGCCGATCAAGTTTCCCTGAATAGCCAAAAGTCTGTTGCTCCTCATATTCCAAAGCGGATATTAGTACCCCTGAAGTTCCGTGCACATAGGTTGTACCCAAAGATATTTTCTGATTCCTACTACCATTTGTTACTGCATAGATAGGCTGATCGATCTCCGTGAATTCAGCTATGGGTACTACAATTGAAGTAGCATTAATAGGTACAGCTTGATCCGATATTAAAGTGTATATAATACCTTCATCGGATTCAATCGTCATCCCTGCGGATAATGTGAAAGCTGATGGTGAGGGTATATTAAAAGTGATGGTTAAATCTACTTGCTCTGGGCTCCTTGCTCTAACTCGGTAGTCTAAGGTTCTTGAGTTAGTTATAACGGATGACCTTCTTATTGCCGTTGCTAAGTAAGCCTCTATAGCTACGTTGTCAATGTAATAACCGAGCATCTCAGCAATGGCAGCAAACATTTCAATCAGGATAACAAAGATGTTACTTGATGAATGGTCGGTTAGCTCGGGGTTACTAGTGGTTACTCTCCCTAACAAAGAAGCCTTGATCTGTTCATAAGAACGGTCAAGGTAACCAATCCACGGGTTTTTAACTGATGCTGCCATTAGTAAGGTAAGGATTTATAAAAAGGAAAGGTTAATACTCCTTCCAAGCCAGTAGTCTTAACTGTATAATAAACTGATACGTCCATCGCTTCGGGTCTAGTTCTAGCTATGGTTATTGCTGTTACGATTATTCTCTGTTCCCAATTCTTTAGGCTATCATAGATATAGTGTTCTACTAATCCTTTAAGTACATCGTCATTGGGTTCACCTAAAGTATTCTCTACCCCTGATCCGAACTTACCTAGAAAGATTCTTTGTCTTAATGGAGTTGACAGGATCATTTTTATAGAACTGTTGATTAGCAATATACCAGTCCTAATAACACTAAAACCCTTTGAGTCTAACTCAACAGGGAATATAATGCCTTTACCTATGTAGTTTTGATCTATAGCCATTAGCCTAGTTCTCCAGTATTTGATACTCCAGTTACCGCATAAGGTCCTGCTATTAATCCAGTTCCTGGTACAATTACTGTTGCAGATTTTATGTATATGTCCAAGGCATCCAAAAACTCATCTAACGCCTGATCTACTGGTTTATCTGGATCAGTGTTATTAGCCAAAGCCATTAGTGTAGCTTTGAATGCAGGTCTACCCGTTGCTAAGCTCATGATAGTTTATTGTTGGTTGATTTAATATCTGATAGTCCAAACTTTAATTCGTTCAAATCAATTAAAGTATTTGGTAAGAAAGGCTGAGGTCCATACATTGTATTAACCTTGGCGTTCATTAATATTTCAATCAGATCATCTAGTTTACCTTCTAGGGTAGTTCCTAGTACCATGGGCTCTATGTCTTTATCCTTTTCATAGATAGTACAGGTCTTATCATTATCATTGAATAGGATTGTCATACCCTGTGGAGTACGAAACCAGTATTTCTTTGTGTCCTTTAAGTCACTGGGCTTATTGTCATCTTTTCCAAAATGCCCATACTGCCATATAGGTTTTCTTGGGCTTCCCTTTTCAAATTTTACCCAGACCATGTCCCCCTTCTGAGGAATACACTGGACTCCATACCCCTGACCAGAATAGTTACTTGCAGGCCAGGCCCATACATCCAAGTTATTATCCCCGTGAAGTTCTGGAACAGTTACTCTCAGTCTGTTATAATTCTTAGGGTCTTGGTTATCTGCTACAAAACCCCTATACTGAGAATAGAAGAACCCAAACTTCTCCATCCCATAGGTAAATAAATCCTTTAAGATTCTGGTTATAGCATCCATTAGTCCTTAATTACGGGTACCTTTACCAGCTCATTAGTTCCATCATTAGGAAGTCCAGTGATGTTGTTCTTGTTTAATCCAAGATCATTAGCATCAACCTTATTTATAATCTCTGATCCTATGTTATTAGTTCCAGTTCTAAAAGCTTTAACTGTACAGATGAATCCGTTCTCCGTGGTTATATCATGACGTACATGAGTTACATAGTAATTACCGGAATATTTTTTACCTACTCCTAATACTGATATAACTCTACTTGATCTTAATTGAGTATCTCCAACCATAGTACCTTCGGCCGTATGAAGATCAAGTTCCTTTTGAGATTGACGATTAACTCCAGTACCTACTATGGCAGTTGGAGTTTTCTCTATGCTGTGCACGTACTCCTTAGGGTCTTTTATTACTACACCCATAGTTTCAATTCTACCAACCCCGTCAATAGCTGCAGAAGCAAAGGCCCCCTTCTTGCCATTGAATACTACTTGTGAAGGTCTAGTTCCAGTTTTCTTTATGTAGATAAAGGCTTTCTTAGTGGAGTCCAGTTTCTCAGTGAATACCTTTTTGAATTGGGGGTTACCGGCAGCATCTACTCCATCATACTCTTCCTGAGCCATTCCCGCAACCGATATGGGTCTATCAAATGGGTTATCATTCTCCTTTAGAACCTGTTCCCTTTGTAATTGCTCGAAGGTTAGTTCTATCATATCCCCCATTACTCCGGCTCCTGATTGAGGTCTACCCACTTCCGATTGAATGAAGGCTTTCTCTTCTTCATCCCATCCCGAACTTATATTAGCGATAGCTCCTTTCTCTGCCTCAGAATTCTTTGTGGCAGGAGAGAAGCTTAGTAGATACCCGGGCTCTTGTTTGAATACATAGGTTTTAAAAGGCTTCTGGTTTAAGTTCCTTCTTTGAATTAACAACTTATCATCTCTACCACTGACAAACATATTATCTACCGGCTCCTGATTAACCATTGCATCTATTATACCCCGATCTGATTTATTAGCTTGGGGTATAGCTTCTCCCTCCTTATAGGTTCTGAATGCGTAGTCCTTAATAAATGTGGTATTATCCCGGGCAACAGTTTGCTTTCCAGTCTTCCCGTCCAAAATTGCGGGTGAGGATGATCCAGTTATTACATGAGTGAACTTAGCGGGATCAGCGGATTGATCCTGAGCTTCTATACCATCCTGATCAACTGTTAATCCATATTGCTCAGCAATATCATCCACCATGTCAGTAAGAGAGGTATCCTCCCAAACCTTCTGTGAAGAGTTCAGCTTTAGATAAGCTGCTTTACAATAGGCCGTGATTTCGATTCTTAGCCCCTGGGTTGTAAAGGTTGGAACTATGTCCCATATCCAAACTTGCCGTGAAGTTAAATCTTCTGGTAGATACCCCCATACAACTTTTAGCATCTTACCCTCTTGTAGATCAGGATGATCCACTAGGGTTAAGTCGGCAGTCTCAATTGTAAAGTAGGATGCATCGTCAACTAGCTCGGAGTGAACATAACTAAACCTGGTTACTCCATCGAATACCAGGTCGTTCTTTGCGTTAAAAATCCGAGCAACTACTGCTCCGTAACCGTTCTGCATTAAGTGCTAACCTTTATAATATCTTTGCTGGGTATAATCAAGCTAGTGTTAGTCTCTAACTCGAAAGGGTTTACTAAGGAATTAGCATCGGCAATGATGTACCAAAGTTTACCATCTCCATACCTATCTTCAGCAATGTCCCAAATCCTATCGCCGTCCCTTACTATATGAACCTTGTCCTTATTAGCCAAGGGATCATAGCTGATCTTTTCACGCTTAAGAATTTCCTGGTCGTCCTCCAGTTCTATGATATACCCTCGAGCATATATGTTATTAGTGGACAGATTTAATGTTGTTGCCATTAACCGAATAGTTGACGTTCCAGAATTCCAGTATTAGCTGAGGTTACCTTTTTCAGGGATATAGTTTGATAAGCCTGTTGGGGTAGCATGTTTTTATCCTTGTTGAATAATGACAAGGTGTATGGAGCTGACTCAATGATCCAGGTGGTGTACTTGAATAGGTCTCCAAAGATTAGCAACACTCTAGGTGGAGGATCGATATAGGCATCCGCTTTAGATAAGCTTTCTACCCACCGGCATTTATCAATAACATCCTGACGGTTCTCCACAACTGAATACCAATCCAAAGTAAACTCTAAGGTATCTTCTCCACTGGTATAATGGTAGAAAGGATTATTACGGCCTATACTTGGAATCACTTGCCAGTTACTTTCAGGCTTTACTCCCAATTCTAGGGGTACTGTTTGAATCCTTAGCTTCTCTGTGTTCTGTTTGAATCGATCATCCAGTCTTACCAACCACATATTGGAGGGAACAGACTGTGGATAGTCTACCTTTCTCTGGTTTGGATAACCAAAGAGTGGAGGTATATTAAAGTTCCTGAACCCAGTGTTCTGTCTTGGAGTTGCCATTAATGTATAGTAGAGCCTAGTTTTAATTTCAAGTCCTCTTCCCGTGATAATAAAGCCCCATCTCCTACCTTCTTACCATCCAAGTTTAGAATGATAGGTCTTGGCTTAGGATTCAATAGGGGTTTTATATCGGGAACATTGATCATCTGTTTACCGTTAACGGTCTTATCAGTTCTAAAGGCTACATCCTTATCGTCCTGAGTCCCTATATACATCTTCCTTAATGCATCATTGCGCTTTGTAAATTTATCTCTAGCGATATTAAACGCATCAATAGGTCCTTCACCAATATTAGCTACGTAATCTACTACAAACATTATAGCTTGGAAGAAAGTCCCAAGCCCATAGATGATCATTTTGATCATATTTTTAAAGCCCATCAATGCTCCAATAACGGTAACTACAAATCCAGCTGCTCCCACTGCTCCCTTAGCAATGTTACCTAGTATGTTTAATCCCTTGGATGCCCAGCTTAAGTTTCTTAGGAATCCTAATAAACCTTTACCGGCAGTAGCCGCTGATCCAGCTTGAGCAGCCTTACCAGCAGATTGGAATCCCTTCATGCCCTTAGCTGTGTAAACTCCATTGGGTCCCATCCAAGTTACCCCTTGGGCTACAGCAGCATATCTTGCAGCAGCTGCTGCTGAAGAAGTCCATGCCCAGGTTAATGTCTTACCCATAGCAGCCATGGATACAGTGCTTGCTAAGGTTAATAATTTAATGGATGTGAATACAACTAGTAAGGCTCCTCCTACCGCTAATGCAACGGATAGACCTGCAGCTATGTATACTAGAGGTTTACCGAAAGGAGTATTACCAAACTTGATCATACCATTAATGATCCGGGTTATTCCTCTTGCTAATGATCCCATTAATGGGGCCAACTCACTTCCAACAAATTCCTTGAAAGCCCACCAGGAGTCTTTCATCTTTTCAAAGTCCCCTTTGTTACCACCCATGATTATATCAGAAATACCCTGAGCATAGTTGCTAGGTACATTCTGTAATTCTTTCAGGGTGTCAGCAAAGTTGTAACCTATCTTTATGGACTTCTCAAGCAATGGAATCATAGCTCTACTACCTCTCATATTGAATAGAGCTGTAAGAGCTGATACTTTATCGGGGTTGCTCATTTTATCGAGTCCCTTTCCAAACCTAGCCAAGATTTCAGTCATTGGTCTAAGCTCCCCGGTAGAATCTACTATGTCATGTATTCCTAGGCCTATAGCTTTGAATGCATCAGTCTGTCTATTGGTTCTAAACATCCCAACGGCATTAGCCATATACCCCAACATGTTGTTCAGGGAACGTCCTGCTACCCCTCCTTTTAATCCGGCATTAGAAAGTACCGCCAGCATACCTGCGGTTTCTTCTAGTGAGATATTTAAAGTCTTTGCATTACCACCTGTGTACTTCATTGCTTGGGCTATGTCCCCTATATCAGAAGAAGATATATTGGCTGCCTTTGCAAGAACATTACCCAGTCTGGTTGAGGATGAAGCTGCTAAGTTAAACTCATGTAGAATAGCCATCATAGTATCAGCTATTCCTCCCTTACCACCGATTGCTTGACCCCCTGCGGCAGAACCAAGATTTACTACCCCCCTGATCGCATCAAAAGCTTGAGGTAGTTTCAATCCTGATCTTACCATGTACTCAATGGCACTTCCTACTTCCTGAGCAGTATAGACAGTTTCAGTTCCTAATTCAATGGATATAGCCTTAGCTAATTTCATCTGTTCGGTTGTAGCAGATGTTGCAGCTTGGATACTGCGCATTTGGAAATCAAAGTTAGCAGCGATTACAGTGGAGGCACCCATGAATTTCAATCCAGCAGCTCCTGCAGCCATCATTCCAATTCCTATACCCCGGGCAGCTCTTAGGTTATCTGCTATAACTCTTTGGGCATTTCCATGCATAGAGTTAAACGAAGCATTTACAGCAGCAGCCTGAGCAGAGAACTGATTATGTAATCTGATTGCAATCCCAATACCTAATGTATTCGCACCTAAGCTTATCATTTTTTAGTGGCTGATTCTTGTTGCTCGTTATATCTCTTCACAAGGGTAAGGTAATTCAACCTTCTACCCAAAGGCATCCTTCTAAATTCGGTTTCTGTAAAATGGAGTCCAGCTAAACAACAAATAAAATACTGCTGTTCCAGTGGGGTTTCAAAATACTCATTTACCCCACTGGGAAGAAAAAATCCTGTACCATGAGTAATGAAATCGTTTCATTCATTCCCGTGTCAGGATTCTTTACAACTGATGTTAAAGTGAAGTCAGGATCATTCACCTCTAAGTGGGTTCTTATCTCATGCATCTCACGAGATGTAAACATATTGAACCGTTCTATAACCTCCCATTTACCTTCGTGGAATAGCTTGAACTTACGGTATCTTAGTTTGTCATTAATACTCATGGTTGCTTCATCCCGAGTTAGAGTTTCTCCCTCATATACCCCGGTCATGAAATCATACATGATCTTTTTGCCCGATGTTAAAGTATGCTCGATGCTGTCTTTACCATTTGGGTAAGGCTGAGCCAAAAGCGAGTTATAACCGGACTCACCTTTTTTAGGCATTGACTTAACAGATAGAGTACTGTAATCGTAATCATACTGAGTTAGGTTTTCTTCAAATCCAATCGTGGTACCATCCATGAACTTATGATCGAAGATTACTAAGTCCCCTAGTGAGAACTTTCGGGATTTGAATAGCGTAAAGTATTTGTCCCTTAACTTCCACTTAGCTACCTCAGCAGCTGTTAGCTTTACGGCTTGCCCGTTTAACTCCAGAATGATTTGAGCAATGAAGTTGTGCATTGCTGAACCATCTCGGTTGTCTTTTACCTTAGAGAGAATATCATCGTCCTCTCCGTTCTGCTCTCTGATCCGTAGGGTATTACCTGACGGCAATGTAAAATCTAGGGTCGGAACTCCGATACTGGATACCCCCAAATTGCTTTGAATTTCCATAATGTGGTTTAAAGGTTAATGAAACAAAAAAGAGCTAAAGAGTAAAAATCTCCTTAGCTCTTCCGAATAGTCAAGATGGGCTTTGTTTATACCTGGGCTTCCTTATCTACTGAGAACTCAATGCTTTCAATTGTGTTGTCAGATGATACTCGGTCAAGTTCCACTCCATTGATTTTGCAAGGCCAAGCTCCAAGGTAGTTCCAGGTACCAATGACAGTTTGACCGTTAGTAGCTAGTCTCTGAATTTGGATAGCCTTTTTGTAGATTTCTGGAAGAAGTCCTCCACCAGTGAATTCATCCTGTACAGAGTGAATCCAGGTCCAAATGATTTTATCGGGTAGAGATGCATTCAGGATTTTATCAACAGTGATATTACCCAACTTGATCATCCCTGCGGTTTTAACAAAGTGATTACCTTCACCATGTTCAACCTGCTCAATATCTCTATCCGCTGTCTTTACCTTTTGGGCAAGGAACGGATTCATCCCAAACAAAAAGATTGAGAATTGAAACTTCTTATGTGGATTTGAAACTTCAGCCATTGTCTTGGTGATTTATTAGTTTAGGTTATCTTCAAATGATACTCCTGAAGCAGCGGAGATGATGTTAACAGTAAGCTCTTGTAGAGATACCACTTCCTTCATCCAAAGCTGAGCAACATACTTACCGTTGTCAAGATCAACTCTTGTATTGATTACAAGGTCAGAGTCTTTATTGGCATATTGATCGCCTCTCCATTCGTAGTCCACCAAAGCTCTCTTCTCATTACCTACCAATGAATCCAAGAAAGGTGTAACCTCGTTGGCAATTTCTTTGAAGGTTCTGAAATCATTAGGCTGTCCTAAGTATCTTTCCAGAGTAGGGAGCAATGATTTCTTTATGAAGATGATTAGTTTCACTACAGATAGGAAGGACTTCCTTGAGTTAGCAAGTTGTCCAGAGTTGTTACCTGTGATATAGATTCTTCCTGATTTGTTTACCACGCAGTTAACTTGGCGATTTGCCAATGAGTTAAGGTCGTTGTAATTAGGTCCGAAGTTATTAACTACTCCCAAGGCATTATAGATCAACCCTCTTTGAGTTTCTCCAAATGAATACCAAGGTCCAAATTCGGCAGAAGATTTCATTGCAGCTCCTACTACATCGCCTATTTCATCGATTTCGTAAGGTACTCCGATTCCATCCGTAACGAATGGGTTAGCAATCTTCAAACCTCCTGTGAAGAAGGCTGTATACCTGGAATCAATCAAGGTTGTTGCCCGGAAGGTGTTTATTAAAGCTACAGTGTTATTATTCTTTGGAATTGAAGCCAGGTAGATGAAGTCCTGACGAGATGCTGCATAAGCAGAACCAGCAACATGAAGTACACTGGTAAAGTTATCCAAAGAAGCCATTACCTCAAAGTCATCATAATTACCGAACGCATATACCCCGGTCTTACCAGATGAATCCCCAGCATAATCGGCATCTACAACAGCCCCACCGTTAGTTCCACCGGTCATATTCCAAGAACCATTCAAAGGTCGGAAAGGGGCAACAGTAACCATAACGCTGATGTCCTTGTAATCAACATCGAATAGCTTCGACTTAGTGATTACTTCGTCAAGGTAATGAGAGTTTGGAATACTAGGCTTACCAACAATCTTAAGGTTGATATAGGTCTCATTCAAAGATGAATCATTAGGGTCTACAAATCTCATGTTGAATGAGTCTACATCACCATTTGAAGCATCCTCAATATAGAGGACAATGTTATTATAGTAAGCTCCCGGGTTTTTAATCAGGAGGTTAAATACGTTATCGGTACCATCTACGGCAAAGTCAGGAATAGCTCCGGCAATGTTGATAGTTGCCTTAACTGCATCCAAAGTTGTTGGATTGGAGATGGTGGTATAATGACCCACCTTGTTCACCCTTAGCATTGCTCCTCTTTCAAGGGCCCTCTTTGCTAGGATAACTCCTTCATAGCCTATAGCTGCATCCCCGTATTCTTTCTTGAATTGATCCCATGTGGTAAATAACTGCTCGTTGATGCCATATTTACCCCGTTGAGTTTTAAGCATAACAGCAGCAATCCCCTGTATGAGGGATTGGACTGAGAAGGATTGGTCGATCTCATTATATTGTACTTTTGCTGCACCTGGCATAAGAGTAGTTATTTATTGTAATGATAAGTGATTTTATTAAATCGGTATTGTAATACCTATGGTTCATTGCAACATCCTTCGACCCGAGTTAGCCGATTGGATAGGTTTTGAATATTAAATTCCTCGGTATCTGTTCTTCTTTCATGGCCTATTCGCCACTCTTGCCAACCAGTTTGTTGTTGTAGTAGGATGTCAACATCCGCTCTCATACCTATAAAGGAATTGGTTATAATGGTTGCAGCTCCGATCAGCGCTACTCGAGTTAACCATTTAGTCCAATCATCTATCCTTAACTTAACCTGTGGGCTCATTAATCAATATCTATTAAAGTTTCAGAATCATTGGGGTCAATAACTTCTATTTCCTTAATCTTACTAATCTCGCCAGTTTCTGGTACTGGTAACTGTTCCTCGAATACATCCACAGCCTCATACAAATAAATCTTCTGGATCAACCCATCACTAAAATCCGGAGCCTGTCTTACAAAGGAATAGGTTATAAGAAAGCCATTTTCAGGATCATCATAGAAGGGTATATAAATTCTGTTAGGTAAAGCTGTTACTCTTAGCTGCTCCAGAAAATTATCCTGAGAGGCTTTATTAGAACTTAGAGTTACCTCAAATCTATAGTTACTTGACGTGGGTATTCCTTGAATCTTAGAATAAGCAGACTCGTCCAAAGTAGGTTTATAATGGGCAACCGGATCATTTCCTAGTGACCCCGTTAGTACCCCTAAACCCAGTATGGAAATTTCGGGTAGAAACTTATTCCCCCGGTCCTGTGAAACACCGTGACCAAAGAGACTCACGCAGAATCCTTTGGTCTCCTTAATTTCTTTTTGCTTATCCTGAAAGCCTACTTCATCCCCGGCATAAACTTCCCGATCTGGAGTGTATCCATAGTAGAGTAGTTTCTGGTATAAGGCTTCCTCTATGCTTCTTGTTACTCTCTTCTGTAGACTCATGATGTACTTATCAATGCTGCAACCCTTAGTTTAATAACCTTAAATATTATCTTTTGAATTCCTGCCTGTCCACCCATCTCTTTTAAGGATGGTCCCCATAAAGGTCTAGCTGGTAAACGGCTCCCAAAACCGAACTCATTGTAGATTGCGTAGTCAGCTACCCTAGTTCCATTGGGTCCATAGATGTTTCTGGGTACTCCAGCATTCCAGGTATTTCCTTGTTTATAGGCTAGGATGCTTTTCAGGTAAGTTCCTGAGTCTACTAATACTCGATCATCACTTGCCCGGGTGTTCTCTGATTTCTCAGCCCAGCCCAAGTCCTGCTTTCGGATATGTCTTTTTACTAATGTAACTAATTGCTCTGCTGCTTTCTTCTGCCCGGCTTCATTCGCTGCTTTGATAACCAAAGGCAGAGCAGGCAATAGCCTCTTTACTTTCCTCCAATCCCCTACAAAGCCTATCTGGATCATTGCAGTTCTAATAACCCCAGCTCAGCTAATTTTAAGGTTATCGTTGAAGTTACTACTGCCCGTTCAGGATCAAGTTCAAAATATGCAATCAGGGGCGAGGTACCGGGAACTGTAGTGTCTTTGTATACTATGATATACTTCACATTGATGTTTGCCGCTATAGTCCACTGTAGATCAACTGCATCGAAGTAAACCTTGTTTACAACCTGATTGATAGCTTTACCAGTTAGAGGACTACCCCCTGCTGCATACCCAGCATCTACAACCTGATGTCCACTCACTGATGAAAAGAACTCATGGTTGGGATCAACAGCATAAGTATTCCTTACTAATGCTACCTTTATCACATCAGTGAGTAGGGCAATATTACCCTCCAATAATTTCTTTTTGAATTTATAGTAATTAGGCATGTTATTAGAATTCAGGAGTTAATGACTTTATTACCAATACCGGTTTAGGAACCTCTATAATTGCAGTAGTAACCTCAGATTGCTGAAACATAGTTTCACCGTTCTTTAGCTCTTCCCTCTTCAATACGATTAATACTAACAAAGGATCATCATAAGCTTGAGATAGCAATGTATCTCCCTCAGCCTTATATCGGAGTCCTCTATGTATAAAGTAATCCTTATCGGGTCTGAAATTAAAGTAACCTTGTGGAGTAGTATACCCTAGATCGATCAAGTACTGGCGGTTAATATAAGCTACCATGTTCTGGTTGTCCAGCTCCCCAGCATTATCCCTACGAGTTATAGGCCAAGTTCTGAATGAGTTATATCCTATTAAAGCCTTTAACTCTATCCTAGTTCCATTCTCACCTAGCTCCTCATTGTATCTAGGTACACTATCATTATACTTTATCCAAATTAAAGTGTCCTGATTGAAAGACCCATGAGCCTTATCAATTATCTTCTTATACCTTGCCCATTGGGCAGAACTTACAACTTCTCCCATTATTCTTGGTAATAAACATTAAGTAGTTTCAATGTAAAGGGTGAGCAAAGTCTATCAGCTTTCAAAGGAGTTACTGGAGCCTCACTTAGGAATCCGCAGATTTGAGGTAAGCTAACTCTTAATTTACCAGCTAGTAGACAAAGGTCATTCTGTAATAATGAGAACCCACTCTGTCCCGAAGCATTGGGCTTCATCATGTCAGAGATAGTTTTAAGTTGATCGAAGTACTCAGTTTCAGTTGGCCCAGTTACAATCTTCTTTATTCCGAAATCCCCGTTACCGTCCATTCCAGAAACTCCCGCAAGAGTTCCCGTCATTATCTGGGTATTCACATAACTCCAGACTACCAGCTTAGCAATTAGGAACCTAACTAGTACCGGCCAAGCAGCATCATTTGGTAGGTCTTCGTCAGATATTCCGAAATGGGCTTGAAGGAATAATTTCCAGTACAGAATACTTTGGGTTACATAGTCGGAAGGAATTACTAAAGCTCCAGCCTCTACTCCTACTAGGGTTAGTATCTGGGTTGTAAAATCTGTAGCAGTTACCCAGGTTATATTTCCACGGCCGAAGAATTCATCTATTGCGGTATCCTCATAGAACTCATACTCAAATACTCCTAAGTCCGTGTTAACAGTATTATTAAAGTTGAAAGCTACCTTGTTATTAAGTGTCCCACTAACTACACCCACTAAATCCACGTCCGGGGTTTTATACACTCGGCACTTGATAGTTTTACCAAACATATCAAAGGGACTCCCATCGGGGTTATTTATTGTAAAGGTCTTTATTGTGTCCCGACCCTGTATTAAACTAAAGTCTATTTCCATCTTAGGTTACATTTATTCTTTTATCGGAATCTAGCGAAAATGGTTTGATCTTGCCATCGGTTACATTTATTCTTTTATCGGAATCTAGCGAAAATGGTTTGATCTTATCCTCTACTATAATAGACTTGGAATCGTCCGCTACAGTTATGCCAAAACCTGGCTTAGCAATGGATGGAACGAATACTGAGAGACTAGTATCTAAATCATCGGTAATACCTATAATATCCGATGCCCCGATATAAGAAGATTTTGCTACTCCATCCTGTATACTAACCTGATCTGATCGAATAGCCTGGTACCGGGCAATACGAGAATCTATAAACCCGACTGAGTCGTTCCTAAGCTTGGTAGTAGCTTTACGGATTGTATCAGTTAAACTAACCCCATCAACTATAAAGTGAGTTATAACCCTACTTGTAGAGTCTGTTAAACTAATGCTATCATTAAGGTTCTTAGTTAATGATCCCCCGGCAGGTAGCAGGTTATTTGAAATATTATCCCCCAGGCCTAAAGAATCAGCCCGGGTCTTTTGAACCTGTTTAACTACTGACTCCGTTAAGGATAAGTTATCAGCTCTAAGTTTAGAGGTGGACTTAACGGGGGCATCAGCCAGGGTTAAGTTATCCACCCTTACCTTAGAAGTAGATTTAGTATTAGCATCTACCAGAGTTAAAGCATCTGCTCTAAGTTTGTTGGTAGACTTAGTAGCTGAATCCGTTAATGATACTGCATCCGCTCTAACCTTATTGG